ATCCTACCGCCCTTAAATTTAGTTTCAATATAATTTGGTTTAATTGTATGTGTAACCTCGGTGATTAAATAAGAACCTTCAAACATTGGTATATTATTTAAATAAAAATACATTGTTGGTTGAATCATTACATTACCCATTGCAACTACTTCACAAGAATATGCGTAAGTTCTGTAAACATCAAATAGATTAACATCTACCTGGTAAACATTGGAACCGGTTGCCGATCTACCTAAGTTTTCATATGCAGCAAAGGTTGCACTTGTTGGTGTCTTAGAACTTTGGTCTAATGATATACTTTTAAAAATATTTTGCGCTTGATCTCCAAAGTTAACTTCGAACGCAACAACCCTGTTTGATTTACTAAAATCAGTATTTGTAAAAACTTCTTGAGTTAATAACAAAGGATTCTTGTTTGTGTTTCTAATATCTGCCCCATCATTTTTATATTTGGATAACTTACCTTTTGAATCAACATCTGACATTTTAAGATATTTTGATGATGGTCCAATATATTGTAATATCATTTTAGGGGATGCTTCCTGATAGTCGACTTCTAAAAATGTTCCAAATAAGTTTCTAGCAACCGTGCTTGACGGCGTTATTCTTTTTTTATCAGTAAAATTAGTTCCATAAAAATTAACGTACGCCGGTAATGGTCTAAAGTCAATGTTATCACCTTGAATTAACATAGAAATTACACTATATAAACTTGCTTTTGCGTTTTTAGGTTCAGCAAGATTTTTTAATCTATCTAAACTAAGATAAAGGTCGTTACCAATATCTTTATTTGCTCTATCAATAAATAAAAATTCCTCTAATAGATTTCTTTGTCCTATTGAGTTTCCAGCAACCCATTTATCATTAAATTCTTTAAAGAAATTATAGGTCTCAACTTTAACAGTTTTATCCATATTGTAACCACCAAATACTGTCATTTTTGTTGGGGTATCTAGAGAAAATTTAGAAACCTTATTCATCAAATTAGTAAAAAACACCTGATATCTTTGTTCTTGTGGTGTGATTATATTTGTTTTTAAATATTGTTTAAAAGACGCGTTTGATGCTGTAAATCCACTATTAGAGTATAATTCATTTGTAACATATCCCGCATAAATTCTAGCCATTTCTCTGTGTAGATAAATGTTATCTGAATTTAATTCAATATTATTTGTTGTGAAATAATCTAAATAATGTAAATCCATATCCTCTCCGATATACAATTTAATTAAATTTAAACTATTTCCACTTATTTGTGTGGAATTAAATTCCCCGTCTGAATAATTTTTATTTAATCCAGCGACACCGTATAATGTATAGTTATCTAATTGTTTAGGGTTACCAATTGTCACCTTAACAAGATTCTTATTGTCTAATATTTTTTTAGTGATACTTTTAAGGTTATTGTATTGAACTCTACCTATTGACTTAATATCTAAAGAAGTAACATCGGATTTATTTACTGTTGAAATATCTTTTAGTAAATCTTGAAAAGAATTATAATTATAACTGTTTGTTGTTAAAACACTATCTGTGTCTAATTTTAATGTTGAGAATTCTAAAAACATTGTTTCAAACTCATCCAGAATTTGTGGGTTAAATGTTGCAATCAAATCAATTACTTTTCTTTTTGTTTTTTCAATAGAATATGTACCAACAAAAGAACCTGGTGTAGAACCAGACACTGATTTAAAATTTTCAGCATATGTTGGTAGTGTATTTCCACTATATACTGGGAAGAATTGATTTTCTTCTAGTGCCCAAGAAACTTTAAAAGAATCTTGCTCAATTTTTTTATAATTGGAGATTATTTCCCCAATTCTATCTGATTGATAATTTCCAAAAGAAGGTAAAACAGTGTATTTTGTATCTGAACTAACTAGTTTACTATTATCAACAATAAAACTCATCGTAAATCCGTGATCAACGTTTGGTTCTAGTTTTAATATTTTTAAAATACCATCGCTCGTTGCGCCGGAAAAACTTGATGCCATTATTGCACTATTCAAGGTTAGTGTACCAGTTTTTTCACTTCCAGATATTACACCTGGATTAAAAAATACATGTCCATTAACTACCTGATAATAAATGTTTTGATATAATGGATAAACACCAACAGTGTGGCCAGATGGTGTTGGCATTCCTCCGCCATCATCATATGATGTATAGAAAGTTGAACCACTTGGTTGTGTTGTATATCCACCATAAGTAAATGTTGTTCCAGAACTATTATCGTAAAATAAAGAAGTGTTTATTGGAGTTGTTAATCCAGATATAATATCAACACCGTTTAATAGGTATTTTTTATATCTATGGTATATTGAACCCCACTTTAAAATTAAGTGATACGGTATAAAATGTGATGAACCAATTTCCCTAAAAAGAGATGACATTAATATTTTAGTGTCACCATTAAAAACAACACTATCATCTAAATCCTTAAACGGTAATGAATTTAAAAATAAATAAGCAGACCCAGCATATCTGCCAACATCTCCTCCTTTAAAAAAATCATTATATATTTGTTTATGAAAATATGATGTATTAATAATATTTCTACTAGTTCCAGATAATCCTATTTTTTGTAAAAAAAATGTGTCCGAAACACCTTCTTTAATCCATAAACCAGGATCTGGTTTTGTGCTAATAAAAGAACTGTTTTCATTTAAACTTAAAATATTTTTAAAATTAAAATCATTTCTGGTTAATTTATCAGCGTTTGGTCTACCTAGGTATTTTAAATATGTTTTAGTGTTAAACGGATATATTGATAACCTATAATCAGCAACATCGTATTCTGCTAAATTTTTATTTAAGTCATCGTACCCTTCACTACCGAATGTTGTTTTAGTTAACTTAGAATATTCTTCAATTGAGAAATCTCTATCAACAACTTCTTTTATGTAATCTATTGTTGGTAATTTATCGGCGTAATATGGGTATCTTTCAAATGGTGAATAATTGTATAATATATTATCATATGATATCTTTCCGGATTGGGTGTACTCATTATAAATCGGGCCTTTTAATCCCTGTTTAATATCAGAATCATTTTGTAACGCACTAGATAACGTTTCAAATTCTTTCGCTGCTAAATTTTGTATTGCTTTTGTTGAAAACGAATCAAAAGATGTTGTGTAAAAAACTCTTTCACTCATTTCAAATAATAAACTGTTTAATGCTTTATTTGTATATGGTGTTGTACCAAGTAAATTTAATATTGTTGATAAATTATTTGTTGTTCTGGATTCTGGATCATTAGCAAAAATATAATTAACTTTACTAATATCAATTTCATTTTGGGTTAATGGGTCGATTCTCTTTGTTGCGACCGCTTCATAAAGTTCAATAAACTCAATTTCGGGCCATAAATTTGGGTCGTTTGCTTTTATTAATTTAGCGATTTGTTTATCTCCTGGATACAAGATTGTTGATGTGTTATCATTAATTTGTTTCTTAATTTGGGGCCAAGGGTACAATCCTTCCGATTTATTATCTACAACACCTTGTTTAGTTAATAAACTCTGTCTTTCTTTAGCATTTTGTATCGCTCTAAAATGTACATCTTTCATTAATCTAATGTAAGTGTCAGCATTCGCTAAGATAACTGCAAATATATTTCTAATTGTTGGTTTAAACCCTATCCCAATATCACTATCATTCTGAATGATTTCATTCATTTTTGTTTCTAACGTGGTTTCTAATTCGTTTCTTTGTTTTACGAATTCATCTTGTATTGAATCGATATCATCTTTTAATTTATCAAAAGCAATATTTATTTTTCCACCTTCTGGCGAATAATACACCATGACGTCTGAAACCTTGTCGAATGATATTTTATTTAATTTAATATCTTTATCCTTAATTAAATTCTTATTTAATTTTTCACCAAACGCTTCATTGTTATATGCTTGGGTTTTATAATCATTAATTATTTTTTGTAATGCTGTTCCGGTGTTTCCTGTGATGCTACTTAAACTAGGAAACCCCCCTTTTTTATCTTCTTCACTAGCGGCCTTTGCTAATGGATAATAAGCAACACCATCATTATTTAATTCTTCTGGCTTATTAAGGTTTAAGTAACTAGACCCCCAAGCAGATATTCCTCGTTCAAATGATGTTAACATACTTTCATACGCCTTAACGGAACCTAACACTCTAAAATCTACTTTGTTTTCAAATATCTTTGACTCTAATAATCTTTCCGCTGATTCAGCGGTCATTATTAGATCTTTAAGGGTTTTTACCGGAAAATCTTGGGGTATTAATTTCTTTTGTTTATAAGAATCATATACGGATTTTAAAATAGAATAACCTTTTGTTGTTTTAGATATCTTTTTTTCTACATAACCCGTTTTAGTATTTTCTTTGTAATTATCCGAATGCTCCACCATGTACATGTATGGTGCACTTAACATATTTTGTAATAATATATCATTTAAATATGCAAACGTTGAGCCAACAAATCTTGTTGTGATTTCAAAGTTACCTGTATTAGCATTAAATGAACTTTTAAAATCAACCATATGTAGGCGATATCTAATCGCTTTACCATAATATCCTTTTACTGTTAAATAAAATATTGGCCAAGGGAAATGGAAAAATGCTTGGTATGGGGAATTATCGGGGGATTCAAAAAGTGTTTTACCTCTAACATCAATGAAATTGATCGCTACTTCAGGTATCGCATTTGCTCCTTTAGTTACAATATTAATACTTTCAAAACCAAATGATTGACCACTAGGATCATGATTTAACGTGTTACCACTTAATATGTTACCGTCCTTATCTTTCGCATCTGAACCAACAAAGGTCTCGGTCCAGGTTGTATCATATTCATTACCACTATTATTTCTAAGAAAATTTAAACTACCTCCAGCAATAGAAACTAACGTATTTTTATCTCCTTCTGAAAATAAAACACTCCTTGGTATTAAGTCCGCTTCAAGATTTACATACATTACAAGATTTTCATGTTCAATCATTCTAGATGAAAGTTGTCCGTCATTGTCAACAACAGTACCTGGATCGATGAATATTAAATTTTGTTGGTCAACCCTAACGTGTATATTTTCGTTAGTGCTTATCTTGTTATTCGCCATAATATAGTTTATACAATTCTACCGCTCTTTTATAATCTTGTAAAGTGTTAATAAGAGGAAACGGTATTCTTAGTGTTGAATTATCGGGTATTTCAAATTCGATTGAACCTAAACTTGGGTTTGCTAATAAGATTACCCAACCGAATAATGGCGTATTATAATTGTCTTGTGATATTTTATCTAACCTGTCTTTTCCTTTTTTGTATTGAATAAACTTGTCGGTACCTTTTAGTGGTATCTCGACACCGGGAACAATCTTATGCTCCTCGTCATCAATAAAAAACTGATATCTATTGAAATATGAGTTCATCGATAATAATTTAATTTAGTGTTGTCACTTTTATCTCCAGAATCATGTATCTTTTTAAGGTTTGTTTTTTCAGCGCCGCTTAACGTGTAATCAACAGTACCAAAAACAACTGATTTAGTATTTTTTAAATTCGGAATAGAATACCTTATTTTCTTTTCTTTTGTTTTGATAAGTATTTTATCTATTCTTTTGGTGATCTTATGTATAATTTGTTTTGTAAAGAATTTTTCATCTGATGAATCAACGTATATTTTTTCAATTTCAGTAACTTTATCTTTTAAGATCGTACCCATTAAATCTGTGAAAACACTATCAGTAAACATAAGGTTAGATAGTTGAGCAAAATTTATCGTGGTGTCTAGCCCGTTTGTAAATGATTCTGGATTTTCTTTTTTAATAAATTCAATTGTCTTTTTATATTTATCATAAAAATCTGCAGGCACAAAACTGTTTAATTGTAAACCAATAGCATCGTTTTTATTTAATTTACCATCTTTTCCATTTGTACTTAAAACAAAATTTAATCTATCTATGGCGTCAATTATTTTATTTCTACCACTTTCAATACCTTCTAATTTTTCTCCTTCTAGGTCTGTGATAAATTGATCTATTCTTGATAATATATATGGTTTTAATAAATCATCTGACCTTTTTAATTTATAATCAGCCAAGAAAGAATCAAAACCAAAAAATGTACTAATACTTGTAAATGAATTTACCTTACGTTTTAATGCATCATTAAAATCTTTAACCAACTTGGTAAAGGTTTTGTTTTTATCATATAAACCAATTAATTCTATTTGCGTTGTTGTTGTCATTGAATCATAAACATCAACTTTATTTTTAGTTCTGTATAAAGGTGAGAAAAATACCGGTAGGATTAATTCACCATATTTAACCAATAATTCATTATATCTTGTTTTGGTTGAATCAAAGTACGCTTTTGTTAAATCATTAATATTGGTATCTTTTTTAACTAAGTAAGTATCGTAATCAATGTTTAATGTACTTCCACTTTGTGCTGTTGTACCAATATACTTACCATCAATTGGTTTTTCTGGCGATTGACTCACTTCTGGTTTTTTAGCGCCATTTTCTGGTGCCTTTAATATTTTTTCTAATTCTGATATGTTAAACTCAGTTCTATCTTCTGTCGCTGTTGATCTATGATCGTAAACTTCCGTGTTGCCATAGAAATTGAAACTTAATGCGTTTTGTAATTTAGCAACTGGTTCTTTTAAACCTTGTCCACCAATAAAAGATACTTGCATTTGTACTGTTGCAATCATTGGTTGTATACCAATACCTTCTGGATTTAAATCTAAAAGACCCTCTTCGTAAGATATATTAATATCTCTTATAATAATTTTAGAATGGAAAAAGTCACCAATTCTGATAATACAAATTGGTGGTGGTCCAAATGTAGTATTTCTGGCATCTAAATTGTTTGCGTCGGCAATACCTTTAATTGGTATTGTGTCTCCTGGTCTTAAACACTGTTGTAAAAATGTTAATCTTGAGTTTAATCCTTCTGGTGTCATTGAATGGAACGCTGGATGAAAATATCTTAATTTTTCTCTTAATGAATTATAAGCCAAAGGAGAAGAATCTTCTAATATTTTAAAATAATGACATTCTGAAAGAATCTTCATTATTATAAATTTTAACGCATCTAAAGGTGGCTTTTTTGGTACGGTTGTTTTTTCATAATCGATAGCAATAGTATCTGGATATACTTTTTCTAACGTAGGATCAATATTAGGATCTAAGTTCGTATCACCTCCCGGAGTAACATTACTAGTGCCATCTGCTGGTTCGTTTGTTTTATAATTTAACTTAACACTTGTATGTCTACACAAGAAAGTTATCGGTGCGGCATATTTTAAACCTTTTGTGTCATAAAAAGTAACTCCGTGACAATCTAACCCATTACCACAATCACTTGCTGTTGCGTTTTCCCCTAACATAGTAAAACTTATTACAACATTGCCTTTAACATCTTCAGGATAACCTAAACTTTGATATGAAAATGTTAATTCTTCCTTAACTTGTTTTTGTGCTATTGCTTGTGCTTGTGTTGTTTTCCATTTTATTGTTGGTGCAGTATTATTTTTAGATATTGTTTTTAAAACATACTGTGCAACACTATGTGCTCTTCTAAACGATAATAAAATATTATAATTTTCGTCAGCAACAAATGATGTTGACGATTGGATTTCTAATTTTACTTCAGATGCTTTTTTTGCTTCAACATCTGTTTTAATTGTTTGGGTAACACCTGTTAACTTAGCGTAGTTTGTATCTAATTTAGTAAAACCATCGTTAAGTTTATTCATTGTGGTTCCCGTTTCAGAAGCAGTAATTGTTTCTTTTCCGAATAATGCTTTTCTATCCGCTTTTTTCTTGTTTGAGTCCGGTAAAGACGTAATACTTGCAATACCTGATATTAAGTAGTTAACATATTCTGTTTTCTTTCCAACGTAATATGAATATTGTTGAGAGTAGTCGTTTGTTGCGTATTGAGTATTTTGTGGGAATGGGTGGTCATTCGCAAAATATAAATCACCTTCAAATGATTTATCTGTTGATGTTGGGTTACCTGGTCCAACATTACTGCCACCTAACTGAGGGTCACCATTTTGTGTTAAATTGTTTGGGTTTGATGTTACAGTTTCTCCTGCCGTTCTAGTAAATTTTAATCTAGCAAAATCATCTGACGTTTTACCGTCTCGATAATATGATAGGTAGTCCATTATTATTTCAATTTCACTAGAATCCAATTCTCTATATCTTCTAATTAAATCATAAAAATCTAACTGTTCGCATCCAGCAAAAAAAGCATTTATATAATTATCGGCTTCAGCATCCGACATTCCTTCGAATGATTTTTTAACTAAAAGATTTAAAACACTAGGATGGTCAACAATAACTTTAAATGATACTGATCCACTTCTTTCTGCGTTTTGATATGTATAAATTGGTTCTGTTCTACCGATAAATTTAGTTGTTTCCCATTGTGCACTATTGTTTTCAGAAAATTTAAGATCGTATGGTGGAAACCACATTACCCTACCACCATTTGGTCCTCTTTCACAAAATGGTAAATCTTGAACTTGAAAACCTTTTTTGTTTGATGTTTTCCATGCTAAGTTTTCAAGTGAGAACATATATTTTTTTGCTTGCCCATTAATAATATTTGTTGACCCAGCAAAAGCATCTTTACCACCTTTTTGTCCGTTAGACATCGGGGCAATATTTAAATTCCACGGTTTATCTAAAACACTGTCATTGAATTTTCTAATTAATCCAGTTCTCTTCATTGTGTCAGACATATTCAAGTATGAACGATCTTTTGTCCAAACACGACAATATTCAACACCGCTTTCTTCACCTGAGAATTTATCAATATATTTAATTGCTGAACCCCTGGATAACATTTGTTCACCTTCTCTAAAAACTCTACTTGTTTGATCAATAACATTCGCGACGTGTGTTTTTGCTTCACCCCCATCGCTAGGCATACTATCTAATATTCTTTGTGTTTCACCTAAAATAGAATCGTCTCTAAATTTTTTTGATGTTGACACACTTTCTTCAAATCTAGATTTTTCTTGTTTCCATTCAACATTATGAACACCTAATATTTTTTTGTTTGAATTTTTACTAACCCATGCTAATGGTCCACCTATTTGACCTCCTTCACTTATATTTTTTTCATTATGAAATAATTTTGTTTGTACTGGATCAAAAAGTAAACTTAAGTAATAACTACTTTTAGTTTTTCTACCATTACCATCACTGGTTGTAAATATAACATCATCACCTCTATCATCTCCAATATATGCGTTCCCGTTCGGTGCTTCAATGCCGAGTAATCTTTTAACTCCTTTTGCTATTTGGTTAGGAAAGTTAAATAATTTTGAAGATTGTTGTGATCTTGCTGTTGAAGTGTAATCTGGTTTATATTTTGAGAATGATAAATTATCATACAATGTTTGTAATTGACCTTGACTAGAATATTCAATTAATAGATCAGATGGTTTTCTAGATTTTTTGGGTCTTCTTTCTATTCCAATCAATGAACCTAAAACGCCCGTAATATCTTGCAATAATCTACCTGCACCTGTTCTTGCTTCTGGTCTATAATTAATAGGATTTGCGGGATTACTTAAATAATCTCCAGGTATTTCTGACCATGGAAATTCCACACCTGCAACTGTTTGTACAAAATCAATTGCTTTACCTGGTAAACTTTTCGCAACAGTAATTTTATAATTTTTTTCAATTAAAGGTTCTCTACCAGTTATTAAATTAATTGCAGTATTTGTATTACCATTTAACGCGTCAATTAATTTAACTCTACCAACTGTTGCAGAATATAAGTTTTGTGTAATTCTAGCAAAAACGGGTCCGTCTTTCTCAACTTTTATATAATTCGATGCAAATTTTGCTAGTTCTGATTCTGAATCGTAATTCGATGTTGCTAACACGCCAACTAATGTTCTATTATCTAGCGGTTGAAAATATGGATATAAACTAAGATTCGCTCTCCTTGGTAATACTTCTAAATTTTCTTTGACGAAGAATTCCTCTGGTTTAAACGTGTTACTTGTTTGTGTTTTTATTAAACTATTAACTAATGTGAATTTATCACTACTAGTTACATCGCCAAGATCTTTATTTGCGTATTCTTGTAGGGTATTAACGCTATAGTTCGAGGATGTCGCTGTTTGTGGACCATTAGGTACATTTAATGTTTTTGACAATAAAAAGTCCCTAAATCCCTTTTTTGCGTTAGGTATACCCCTACCGTCTCTACTAGAATCAAAATCTAAATTACTTGGCATCTATTCTTTATACAATAAATAGATATTTTTTAAAAATCAATGAATAATTGATTATGTTGTAACAATATCCTCTTGTTGTGATCCGTAACTGATTTTAGCAAATGCGTCGTTTACATCTTTTGCTACGGCTGGATTCTCTCTCATTGCTTTAACAAACCCAGCAACGCCATTATCGGAAGCATGATGATAAACATCAACCCTTGCGGTATTGTTTCTAACATTTAAAGCAGGGTTTGGTAGTTCGGTTTTAGATGTTGCACCAAACAAATTAGATAAATCAAGACCACTTATTCCTGAGGCCTTTATTTTTTTCATTAACTCCTTACTTTTATTTTGAATATCACCAAAATCAATACCAAAACCATCTGGACCCATCATTTCTTGTAAAAACTCCCCAGCACTCTTACGTATGTCCATAAGGTCATTAGATCTACCAGGACCATATGATCGCAATGTTTTTTCAGCCCCTTGAACAAGGGTTCTTGCTGGTCCTGTATTTTTAAATACGTAATTTTGTAACCCCAATTGAATTGCGGTAATAGTGTTTAACATTTTTGTTGTGGTATTCATTTGTTCCATTGCAATTTCTTCTGTACTCATGCTTACAACGCTTTCTTGCATTTTTTGGATTTTTTCGATTTGAGTACCTGTTAAATTACCTAGTTCAACAAAGGATTCTTTAAGTCCAAGTTCTTCCATCATAGATTTAGGTACCTCTATACCAATCTTACCACCTTTCATCTGTGACATGTTTGAAACAAATTCCTTTTGTTCTGGGCTAAAATTACTAAACATATCTAATTCACCCATTGCTTGTAACTTAGCGGCTCCTTTTGTTGCTGCGTTTGTTACTTCATTCAAACTAACACCATATGCATCAGCCATTGCTTTTGCTCTTCTTAAATTAATACCTGTAACCTCAAATCTTTTCTGTCCTTCATTATAAACCGCTAAAGATGCGCTTGCTTTTATGAATGCGTCTTGTAATCCTTCAACGTTATTGGTTGAATCATATAATGCTCTCATTGGGTCACCTAAGTCACCAAATGCACCACCTAATACTTGTAATTTTGCCGTTAACTCAAGTGCGCCTTCTGGGTCAAAAACCTTTTCTGCAATTTTGAATGTTGTTTCCATACTAATTTTAAGTGACTGCGCTTGTTGAACCATTCTACTTAAACCTTCTATACCATTTTTAAATCCATACTGATTTAATTTTTCTAAATTAGCCATTACGGTTTTAGTGGTATCTTTAGCGTTTAAACCAAGAGAAGCACTTCTTTTACCTATTTTTTCAATGTCGTCAGCCGCATCTGCTAAACCAATGCCAACATTTCTAAAATTTTCAACATTTTCCATAATAGCAGTTGAACTTTCGGTAAACGCTTTTCCAACTGTTACGGCATTACCCAATGTTTCCTGACTATAGGTAATCATTCTACCTTGTGCTTGGAACATAGATTCAGCACCTCTTAAAAAATCTTGAACACTTACACCCATTTGTTGAGCCAGGGGTAAAACGTCGCGCATTTCTTCTCTCATGTGTCTGGCGACATCACCAACAAACATCGAGTTCTGGTTAATCATTTTGATGATCTTATCATCAATTTCATTCATGTCAACCATCATTTGACCAACACTCGCTTTTAATTCTTTCTTTAAACTTGTTAAAATTGCTGATGCACTAAAATCGGTTAATCCTTGTGTTAACTCTTGAATAATTGGGGCGATTCTTTGCTTACCTAATCTAAACGCCTCACCTTCATATCTATCATATAAACCCCCTAGGGCCTTACCTATTGTGGTAGATATTACAGTACCACCAGTAGCACTAGTACTACCAGTACCAGTTGCTGCAGCACTCGCAGCCGCGGCTTTTAAACCTTTGTTAATTTCTTTTTCAAGGTCTTTAGCAGCAAGGGTTGCGTTACCATTAAGAGCGCTCTGCAATAGGCGTTTCTGTGCGTCACTTAATCCACCTGTAGGTATTGTACCAAAATCTTGGGGCATCTATGGTTGTTTTTATATAAATATGAAATTAACTTTTTTCGTTCTCAATTAAAAAGTTAATAATATATCTGCGTTCATGTGTGGGCATAGTTAGGAAGTCGGTATATGTAAATTTCCGATTAATTAGAAATAACATTTCTGTCATCATATTTTTCCTATAATCCGTAGAAAGGGCGAAAAAACTCTACCCCAAAGTCCACAAAAATTGGGACAACTTCTCCTGATGGGGTTGTAATATCGATAATTAAATCTAGGCCTGGTTTATTTTCTGCAACAAATTTTTTAAAGTTTTGAGAATCCTTTATCGGTAAGTTTTGAATAAATTCATATATCTGTAATTTATCTCTATTACCATTAATAGATTGGATCATCATCTCTAATCTCTTTGTCATTGTTGGTGCTACAATATTACCTGTTGCTGATGATTTTACTTTATCCAATTCTTTCTCTTGTTGGTTGTTTAAAAACTTAAACGTAACATTAACCTTAGACATATCCATGTAATATGCATATTCTCCGTTTTCGTCAGGTTTTAAGTCAAAATCTTTCATTTTTAAAACCGAAAGATCTACGTCAGCATCAAAAACCTCGTTTGTTTTAGGATCAGTAACCTTTAGTTTAAAATCAGTTCCAAACGCGGTATTTCTTAAAAATATTAATATTGCTTGTCTATCTTCCACAACTAGGTCGTCAACATCGATGTCTTTATCTAATATTTTTCTTTTTAGTAATTCTTCAATAACAGTGTCTGTCTGTAAAAGATTTGGTGCCGACAGGATATTCTCATCTGCTGCGGTTAGATATGCTACTCTTAGTGTTTTTTTCTTATTTTGATAGTAGATTCCCTGAGATGGTAAAGTCACCACGTCATAAGAAATATTTGGGTCTATTTTAAAATTTTCCATGAATTAAGATTACACTATAACTACTTAAAAGTAAAGTTTTAGCAAAAAAAAATTCGTTACTTCCGAATTCCACGTGGAACATCAGAAATAACGAATTGATTATCAGTAAGTTATGTAAAAATTAGTAAATAAGTATGCATCTATCCATTCTTAAAGATGCGTCGATATTTGCTAAAGCGTCTTGATCGTAAGCCAAATCACCAAAGTTAAGGTTTGTTAAGAAACATGATTCTAATAACCATTTTTCCACAACCACACCAGTTGGATCTAGCATTTCTAAATAAACGTCTTTTTTGTAACCAGCCGCATATCCCATACGACCTGTAACAGATTCAGCATGAAGACGAAACCACTCCATAAGTGCTTGAGAAGCAGAAGGTCCGATAGGATCTTTAAAGGTTACTTTGATCTCATCCCACTCAAATCTACCAGCAACGTATGTCGATGTGTTTAAAAACGGAATTGCTACAGAGTTAATTTTAGCGCTTGGGCGAGCCGTGGAAGTCACGTACCACTCATTAATACCTAAAGACGATTCAAATCTTAAAATGAATCGATTCTTCCTTTTTGGCTCATATGGAACCGGCATTTTCATTAGTAAATCAGCCATGTTTTGTTATTTTTAATTTTGGTTTTATTTGCTTTATTATAAATATATCGTATTTTAAAATAAGATTTTTTCGGGTAGGTACTTGATTATGTCAATTTTTTTTCGTAGTTTTTTACAAATACTCTAATTCTCAACTTAACTAAACACCACTTCTTAATGGATAAATATAAAGATTAAAAGAATAATTGGAGAAATTTTAAAGGTAGTAAAAATAAAAATGGGGGATATTGTGTCTATCCCCCATCTGTCATTTATTATTTATTAGATATTATCAAATGAAGCCCCAGTAGGTGTTATAATAAACTCAACATCAATAAATTCTAATGATCTTGTTGGTTTAACATAAATCTTACCTCTTAATGTGTTTGCATCAATATCTTCAGGATCGTTAGAAACCGTTACACGGAAATCATAAAGACCTCTTTCTTTCTTAATGCTACTTAAAATTGGGTTTACTAAATTCAAGAAATCTTGTCTTACTTGATCATCATTTTGTTCAAATAACAATCTTACTGCGACAGCAGAAATAAGTTTTCTTGCTCTTAATAATAATCTTCTTACGTTTATTCTATCCAACGCTGATTCTCTAACTTGAAGAGTTTTGTTACCCCAAATAATTGTACCAGTATCAGAGAATGTTGCAATAGGGTTAATTCTATTCTTGTATAAATCATCTCTTTCGTCAAGTGTTAATTTCTTAAACGCTTTGATTGAATTAACCAACCCTCTTGAATAACCCGCAACTGCGAACCAAGGATAAGAAACATTATCTGTTAATGCAATGTTCTTTACAACCTCACCTGTTGGTGGAAGATAGATTTGTGTTGCGTTATCAACGTCTCTCACTTGAATCCAAGGCCAGTAAGTTGCAGAATAGTTTGAATCAATTGACGCAGCGTCTATTTCATCAACAATTTCTTCTGATGTAGGTAAGTTTGGAGCATTAATAATGTAAAGTGAATCCGCTCTGTCTGTTTCAACCATGTCAATTGCCTGAGCAACTAATGATCCGTGATTAAACCAATCAATACCAGGAGTAGAAAATAAGTTGATGTCTACCGCTTCTGGATTAGCGTATGTTTCAATACCTTGTAAGTAAGCGTAGTAATCTGAGTTACCTACAGAATCACTAAATACACCACCATTTGTTGCGTGATTTGCAACATAAGTTGTCTTACCAAAAATATAAGCATCACTATAAGTTCTTACATTTCTATAAATGTCCCATCCATCAAAACCACCAAATACAGGCATTGTAAATTTACGATACGCGATCGCGGTCAATGGGTTATCGGTGCCGGTTTGTCCTTCAAGATCATAATTTGTTGTCTCATAAATCGCATCGCCATTAGTATCAACTATCGAAGCAGCGTTTAATGACATGTGGAAACCTTTGATTTCTTGAGAAGCAGATACACCTTTAAATTTAAGAATATCTTTATCATATACAACATGTGATTGTGTTGACATACCTAACGACACTTTTCTAACTTTATCACCATTAGATGTGTTTGGAGAGCCGTCTGCGTTGTATGATATAGTTTCACCAGCAGTATAGTATTTTGTTTTGAAAGGCATTCCACCGATCATTTCTTTTGTTATACAACCTTTGAAACCAGCAGGAACAGCGTCTGTTGGGAAACCATCAGCAAGAACAAGCATGATATACTTGCTTCTTAATTCGTATTCACCATCAGAAGTACCTATTTTTCTACCGATGAAACCTGCCGCGTCTGGATTCATTGAACATCTTGAAAATTTCTCAAGAGCAACTACATTATCATCAGTATCGTTAAAATCTCTAACAAGTAAATCGAATTCACCTGTTTCTAAATTTATGTTTATAATTGAAACTTTAACCTCAAAGTTTGCCGCGTTACCATCAGATATAGTTAAGAAACTGAATAAATCAAATACTCTACCACCTCTTACTTCTGAAACTACCATGGCAGAACCAGGAGTATCCCATTCGTTTACAAAATCAGTTCCTTCAAGAATTGTTTCAACACTTGTCTTTAAACCTCTAATTAAACCTTGTTGGAACAAGTTTTTAATTAAATTTGGATATGTTTCGTGAACATAAATTGGGTTTTCAATTTTCTCTTTATCAAAAACATCAACACCTAATACTTTTGTTACGTATTTTGTTGAAGTTGTGTCCATGCTACATGTAAATGTTCTAGTTACACCACTAATATCATCAACGCTAACTGTAAATTCCGCTAATGGGTCTGTTGTGATATCTGAACTTGAAATTGTAACGTCTGTTGTTCCGGTAACTCTATGTATTAAAGTATTACCATCATAAGAACCTCTTGATCTCATTAGACAAACAATTCTATCATCGTTTACTAATTCAGCAGTGTATTGGTATCTAGTTACATCGAACGCATTTATTCCATGATTGTATACAAAAAGATATGAATATACTTTATCAGTAAAGTTTGAGAACGTATTGTACCATTCTTTATTATTATAACCACCAATCGGTGAACTTAATTCTGTTCCAGTTAACGCACTTGTTGCGCTATCAGGAACGATACCGATTGTGAACCACTCACCTGTATCACCAGATGTGTTTCCACTATAATTGTCTAAGATATATTCTGTGATAGTATTACCATCAACAGATGTTTTTGTTGAAAGTTCAGCATAGAATGTTGAACCGGTGATTCCGCTAGCAGTTACAACGGTTGTACCTGTTGTGGTTCCTGTTTGAATATCACCAACAGACATACCTCCTAAGGTTTTAACACCATAAGATTTGTTTGGTTTATATCCCGTTAATCCCAATATTCTTGTAACGAATAATTGGTTTGATTCTTGTAAATACGATTTTGCTACATAAGGTAACTCATATTTTGGATTGTCGTTACCATCTTTTGCAGGTGATGTTGTACCGAAATAAGTTCTAAATTCGTCGAAGGAACCAACTAAAACAGGTTCGAATGCTGGGCCTTTTAATGTTTCGCCCACTAAACCTAGTGTTGTTACCCCCACGCTCTGTGCCACGAATGTTAAATCTTTCTCTGAAGTATACACACCTGGAGAAACGAAAACTTTGTTTGAATTTGCCATTGATAATTTGTTTGGTTAAAAAATTTTTATTCTTAACTAATAAATATCTTTGTTTTCATCAAAGATTTCTCAAGTTTTTTGTATTTAGATAGTATTTTATCTTATTTTATCATTATTTATCTTATGATATGAAAGCAACAACAAAAAATGTAAAAATCAGCGAAAAACATCACGAAATGCTAAAAGAGCATTGCGATAAACATGGGTTAAAAATTTATAAAGTTTTAGAAAAATTTATTGAGGAAACCTGTAAACCAAAGAAAAAGGATATATACGGTGAAGTTTAATACAAGTAAGTCACCCCAATTCTCGAGTTTATCGCTGGAGAAAAGTTAAGTGTTACTTCATTTCTACTTGTAATATCAAAACCCTGATTTTCTTCTTCCTGAAGACCATTCACATCTAAACTTATAATGCTACTTATTTCATTTTGTAGTTGGAAGGTTAATGAACTACCATTGTAAGTGAAATATTCGGTAGTAACACTGAATATTCTACCGTAGTTATCTATTAAGGTGTCTTTATTACCTTTATAATATGATATAATAATTGTGCTTCCTTCAAAAGGAGGTGTTGCAAATGTTATTTTAGATGTTTTAGCAATATGAAAATAATCAACATCTCTTTCTTGAATAAGACCGTTGATAGTTACACTAAATAAAATACCAATACTTTCACCGACGCTAAATTGTGTTTGCATACCATCAGCAATGAAGGTCATTACCGATAATTCAATCAATTTATTAATAATTGTCTTCCTACCCGAGTTACCTTCAATAAATTCATTCAATAAAAAGGACCTACTTATCGCAGGTTTAACCTCAAATTCCTCCTCATCTATTAAAAATCCTAATAATGTAAATGTATAGTTTTGTAAATAATATCTACGACCATCTATTTGATCTATTGGTGAATTATCTTCTAATTTATCCATAACAATTGGTACATAGTGACCTTTTACCATTGTATATGCTTGTCTAGAAGCAAATTTTTGCATAATAACCTTGTTAAATCTATTAAGTTCTCTTAATCTAGAACAAACAATTGTAACATCATATGTAATATCAACCGCAACCGGTTGTGGGATCTTATACACGTCAGCCCCCATTTGTGTTCCGTTCCACGTGGCGACAGTTGCATAATGAAATGGTAATCTTTCGGGTATTGTTCTTTGGATGGACGGATTTGTACCTGGTTGAACGTCTGGTCTTCTGATCACACCGATAAATGGTACTTTTAAATTATTATCTTCATCTGAAAATTCCCAAGTATTCATTACTTGAGACCATCTTTGTATTGTTAATATTCTTGGGATAACAGGGATTTGTTTATTGTCGCTAACAACTTTTAAGTTGTTTTTAACAAACTCTAACATTCCCATGTCTAAATCGTCATGTAAAACGGGGTCTGGTAAGTATGTGTCAGATTTGGTTATACTATCTAAAAGTTGTTGTCTTCTAGGTAATAACTCTTTACCTGTGTACACATTAATATCGTTTTTCTTTTTTGGTACTGCCATTTTATACCCCTCTAAATTCTTGTTCTTGCGCCGGAGCACAGATTATTGTCCTATAATAAGGTCTTTGACCAAATAGGTTATGTTTGTTATCCGAAGTTACCTTGCCATCATTTACCACAGTATAATATCTCATCCTATTTTCTGTTTCAGGATATCCAATAAAGTCACCATATTTTATTTCAACATTTAGTTCCTCCAAATGTTTTATATATACAGAAACTGACATATTACCTGGCTCAAGGTATCTCAATAAACCGTTTTTATATGAATTGTTTTTTGGCCCTTCTATTTGAACAAGAGCATTAAACTCAATAGGTGGAAAGTACTTAACTTCATCAACACCCACTTCACCATATACGTCATCTTTAGTTGTCTTTTGTCTATCAACTCTAAAGAGTACTAATTTTAAATTTAGATCTCCATGTAAGTACTCTTGACCCATTTGTATCTGTAAATCAAAGTCCTCATTTGAGAAAAACTTACTTAATCTAGTGATTGGTAGTTTATTATCCATACCTAATAAATAGTTTAGAAAGTGTTTGTATTTGATTATATTAGATATCTATGGGTAATATGATACCAGAAATTGAAGCGAGGGAAATACTGGAAAACTATGATGGTTCAAACAACCAAATATTAGAATGGAAAAGTAAGTTAAATGCTAAGACATTTAAGATTACCAGAACCCAAGCAGAATATATTATAAAATTTAGTTCAGTAACACCAAAGATTGCTAGAAAGTATCTTGGTATTGCTATAACCTTTGCTGAAAAGTTATCTCAAGATAGAGGTATGTCCGAAACACCATATAGAATTTGGGCTGAAAAACTTTTATGTGAAACAGATAAAGCGTTTCATATTTGGGGTAAGGTTATTGAAAGTGATAAACTACAAGCAATGTGGGTACCAAAGGCGGCAGTAATTGTTGAAGAGAAAAAATTAAATAGAGAAATAGATTATACCAAATACGATTCAAGACCACCGATGAATCATCAAAAAGAAGCGATTGAAAAGTTATTAGCAAATAATCGTTATATTTTGGCTGATGATATGGGGTTAGGAAAAACTACTGCGGCTGTTATTGCGTCTTTAGAGAGTAACGCAAAAAAAATATTAATAGTTTGTCCGGCTTCGCTTAAAATTAACTGGGAACGAGAAATTAAAAACTACACAGATAGAAGAATACTTTTAATTGAAGGTAAAAAATGGGGATCAACATTTGATTATTATATTATCAACTACGACATTTTAAAAAATTTTCACACAACAGATAAAAGTGAAGATAGCGAAGCGTATAAATTAATAATGAACGAGGGTTTTGATTTAGCAATCGTTGATGAGGCACATTATATTTCAAACGCAACTGCACAAAGAACAAAACTATTAAATGATATTCTTGCAAAGATACCAAAAGTTTGGTTACTAACAGGAACTCCAATGACATCAAGACCAATAAATTATTTTAATTTATTACACATTGTAAATTCTCCATTGACGTTAAACTGGCAGGCGTTCGTTAGAAGATATTGTAAAGGGTATCAATTTAATGTGGGCGGTAAAAAAATATGGAACACAAGTGGCTCATCAAACCTAGATGAACTAAGAGAAAGAACAAAGAACTTAGTTTTAAGAAGATTAAAAACAGACATACTTGATTTACCTGAAAAAATAATAACACCAATATTTTTAGAATTAAAGAACACCTTCTATGACGAAGAATTAGAAGAGTTTATGAGGATTTCTAAAGAAAGTAGAAAAAACGAAAGTTTAACTGTTACAATTAATAGGTTAATGAAGATAAGACAATTAATTTCAATTGAAAAGGTGCCATATACCTGTGAGTTAATTGACAAATGTCTAGATCAAGGCAAGAAGGTTATTGTGTTTACTAATTTTACACAAACATTAGACGCTATCCAAGAAAAATACAAAAAAAATTCCGTAGTATTAGATGGTAGGATGTCTAAAGAAAAAAGACAGGAAAGTGTTGACAGGTTTCAGAATGAAGACAAAATAAAAGTGTTTATATCTAATATTATTGCTGGAGGTGTTGGTATCACGTTAACGGCGGCCGAGACAGTAATTATGAATGACCTCTCTTTCGTTCCGGCCCATCACTCACAAGCGGAAGATAGGGCATATAGGTATGGTCAAAAAAATAGTGTATTAGTTTACTACCCTGTTTTCGAAAATACAATAGAAGTTAATATCTACAATATTTTACAAAAGAAGAAAAACATCATTGATCAGGTAATGGGAGACGGGGAATTCAGCGACACCTTTGCGTCCGAATTACTTAAGACACTTTTGTAGTTGCGAATAGCATTCCTCAATCATGTTCGGAAGGTCCTTATCTTCCACGTCTATAATGGTAAGAGTCACTATTCTTTGATCCTCATCAATGTTAAATCCGTTTTTCTCATGACCAGCACTAGAATACTGGAACTCGAAACCATTGGTTGTGCTAAAAATAAATGTTTTATATAGAACATCTGAAATATCCATAATCCCAAAAATAATGTATTTATAGGAATAAAGCAAGTATGAGTACCGTAATCAGCGCATCTGAAAAAGAAAAATTATTTACCCAGGTTTTACACCTATTAGGTATGCCAGTTAGAGGGGTAGAATTAACCGAAGAACAAATGGACACATTTGTGGAATTAGCCGTAAACGAATACGAACAGTTGGTTAACGATTGGTTAATTGAATCTCAGTGGTCCTCACTTGTTGGTATCGACGTTGATACCCAATCTCTGTCTAGGGCCTTTACAACCAGAAGTTTAGATTTTGAAACACAATATTCTTACGCATATTCTAAAATTGTTGGATTACAAGCAAACGGACCGAACGTATTAAAAAAGGATTATTTTGATTTAGTTAGTGGTCAACAAATGTATGTAATCCCAGCCGGTAGAGAAATAAACGAACTATTATGGTTTAGTAGACCAGAATTATCTGACTCAATTGTTGATCCATTCTTAGGTGGTTTTGGCGGATTGGGTGGTGTAGGTTTTGGTGGAATTGGTGGATTTGCTCAAGTTGGATCTCAAGGGTCTTACTTTATGTTACCAGCATATGACCTGTTACTTAGAATGCAAGATAGAAACATTAAGAATAGAATGATCGGTGGTGATTTAACATATAGAATAACAGCAGGACCAAACGGAGTAAAACATGTTCACTTACATAACGTTCCTGGCGGTAGATTTGACTTTTTTAACATATCTAGAAACAATTATAAGGTTTGGTATTGGTACTATGATAGTATTGACGCTGAAACCTGTGCTGACAAAAACAAAGAGTTAGTTAAATTACCTTCTGATGTGATGACTGAACAATTAGCATGGGATGAGTTAAACAGACCAGCACAAAACTGGGTTAGAAAATATTTCACAGCATATTGTAAAGAATCTTTAGGTAGGATATATGGTAAATTCTCAGGTGCTCTTAAAGTTCCAGATAGTGAAGTTTCATTAGATTATAATTCATTATTAACCGAGGGAAAAGACGAGAAATTAAAACTACAAGAAGAATTAATGCAACGTTTAGAAAGAATGCGTCCAGAAAAAATGATGGAAAGAAAAGGTAACGAGGCGGAAAATTTGAACAAGGCCTTAAAGTATCGTCCATTCAACAATCCCTACAACGTAATTTAAAGAAATTTGGTTTTTTGAGATATTTTACTTATTTTTAGGTGAAAGGCAAATCACGAAACTATTCGTGAGAACAATAGGTCACCCAAAAAAATCAAATTATGTCGGAAGTTATATCTCAAGAAGTCATTGAGAGTTTCTTAAATGGTTCAGATCCAGAGGATTATATCGTTGGATTAGAATACGATTATAGAACTAATACAATTTACAAAATCATACAAGACCCTGAACAGGGTAAAATAGTAAAAGAAGATTCCTTTGTCCCATTTTTATGGGTTGGTGATCTCAGTGGTTTAAATTTTTATAGCGGAAGCAAAGGTTTACAAAAAAGAAAAATGGCTGAGCATGGTATTCTTATTGAAAAATTAGAAACCGGCGGAAACGAAAGATTGGAGAACGGTTTACAATATCTTGTAAAAAGTATTAAATCTTATACAGACCTTATTCAATTTTTTAAACAAGGTGGTTTAGATCCTTGGCACGAAGACAATAAACCCTTCTTCACAATCCTGTCACCTGTTGAACAATATCTAATTCAAAAGAAAAAAAGATTGTTTAAAGGAATTGACGATTACGATGGTGTGCATAGAATGGTGTTCGATATTGAGACAACGGGGTTGTCACCAGAAAGTAGCGAGATAATTCTTATAGGTGTTAAGGACAACAAAGGTTTTAAAAAAACACTGAGCGCCTTTGGTGAAGATGGTGAGAAAAAATGTATCGAAGATTTTTTTGAAATTGTAAGAACAATTAAACCAACAATTTTAGGAGGGTATAACTCAGCGTCTTTTGACTTTCCGTTCATAGTTAAAAGAGCAGAGATATTAGGTATTAATGTTCCAGAAAAATCTAGATTATATACTGATGTTGACGGGCTTAAGATGAGAGAAGGTATGTTGAAATTGGCGAATGAAGTCGAACCGTATAATCAATTTATTTTATGGGGTTTTAGTATTGTTGATATCGCCCATGGTGTTAGAAGAGCGCAAGCGATTAATTCTGAGATTAAATCTTGGGGTTTGAAATACATTACACAATATCTAGAAAAAGAAAAACCTAATCGGGTTTACGTCGACGGTGGTAAAATTTCTAAAATATATTTGGATAACGGGAGTTACTATGTTAACCCTAAAACAGGCAACTACAAAGAGATTGGTGAACCTGGTACCGAAGGTTTATTAGAAAAATTCCCAGGAAAATTTGAATTATGGCCAGGACGAAAAATTATTGAACAATACCTTGATGATGACTTGTATGAAACAATGATTGTTGATGATTCATTTAGCCAATCAACATTTTTACTATCTAAAGTCGTACCTACAACCTATGAAAGAATTGCAACCATGGGTACCGCAACGTTATGGAAAATAATAATGTTAGCATGGTCATATGAAAATAATTTAGCCATTCCGGCGAGAGATACAAAAAGGGCTATCACTGGAGGTTTGTCACGTTTATTAAATGTTGGTTACGCAAAGAACATTGTTAAGTTTGACTACGCATCACTATATCCGTCAATACAACTTGTATACGATGTGTTTCCTGATTGTGATATAATGGGCGTACAGAAATCAATGTTAAAATATTTCCGCAACATTCGTATCATGTACAAACGTTTAGCGGGGGAACATAAAGATAAGAATCCGGTTCTCGCTGAAATGTATGATCGCAAGCAGTTACCAATTAAAATTTTTATCAACGCATACTTCGGTTCGTTGTCAGCGCCGCACGTGTTTCCTTGGGGGGATATGAATATGGGCGAAACGATAACTTGTGTTGGTAGACAATGTTTAAGAATGATGATTATGTTCTTCGAAAAGAAAGGATATAAACCATTGGTAATGGATACTGACGGTGTTAACTTTTCTACACCCGAAGATATTGATGAACACAAATATATCGGTAAGGGTTTAAATGAATTAGTTGAGGAAGGAAAAGAGTACATAGGGATATCTGCCGATACTGCCGAGTTTAATGATATATTCATGAGAAATGAAATGGGTTTAGATATTGACTATACGGCTCCGGCTTGTATTAATATATCTAGAAAAAACTATATCATTAAATTAATTAAGAAAGGAAAGGAAAAAATAAAATTAACTGGAAACACAATTAAATCTAAAAAATTACAACAATATGTTGTTGAGTTTCTAGATGAAGGTTTAAAATATTTGTTGGACGGTGATGGACCAAGATTTTTAGAATTTTATTATGAAACGTTTGATAAAATTTATAATAAACAAATTCCTTTGGCTAAGATTGCCAATAAATCTCGTGTCAAACAAAGTATCGGTGATTACAAAAAACACATAAAGAAAACAACCAAAGCAGGATCATTAATGTCAAGACAAGCCCATATGGAACTTATCTTACAGAATGATCACCCCGCTGGGTTAGGGGATACAATATATTATGTAAATAATGGTACCAAGAAAAGTTCAGGAGATGTACAAAAAATTTCTAAACCAACGAAAAAACAACAAGAAGAATATCTTACTAAACATGGCAAATCAATGCCAACAGATTACATTGAAATAAACTGTTACATGATCCCAGAAAAAGAAATCACTAGTAATCCTGATTTAACTGGAGAATACAACGTTGCGAGATATGTTAGTATTTTTAATAAAAGAATCGAACCATTACTAGTTGTCTTCAAACCAGAAATTAGAGATTCAATATTAATTGAAAATCCAGAAGAAAGACAATATTTCACTAAAACACAATGTGAATTAACATCAGGTTTCCCATTAAAAGAAGGTGGTCAAGATAGTTATGACGAAGTAATGACACTAGCAGATAGTGAGGTTTTGTTTTGGAATAAAATAAATAGAGATCCATTCTTCATGTATGTTGAAGATAGTTTAAATCTGGTTGACCAGGGCTGGGTTGATCATAATAGAAAAGTCGTTAAATTCCAAGCAAACAGTGTAAGAAATAATGAAGACGAAGAGATAATAGAAACAAACGGTCACGACTACGCATATCACGCAACAAACGTTTAAATAATATTAATGTAGAGTTTTTCTCTAATTGGTAAAATTAATTTTGTAGTTGGGTTCGAATTTGTATCTAAGAATTGAACATTAATAACTCCTTCGTATTTACCAATAATATCTGTTTGTTGACTAGTAAAACGGTGAGTAATATAATATTCATCCGTTGTCTGATTGTATTTCTTATTTCTAGTAGTCAACAAACATTGGCTATTAAGTATAATCGGCTCACCAGTTTTGTGATCGTACATTTCAAATGTAATGTCGGAATTTTCCAAAAGATCATTGAACGACGACTTATCATTTTTGCCGTCGTCCACTAATCTCATCTTTAATATTGGGTCAGTTGCCCCTTGTCTGATAAAAAATTCCATTACTTAATTGTTAAAATAAATTCGTTACCTGATTTAAATGGTGTGTTATCTTCATTTTTTAATTCATTTGACTTACAGTAAAATTCTTCTTTTACTATTTCAAATGGAAATCCCATTTCATTTTTAATAACACCTTTAATGTGTTCAACCGTTAATGGTTCGTTAGTGTTAAAAGTTTTTTGAAAACTTTTAATTTTTTGTTTGTCTTTGATGACTTTAACATCAATATCTAATATTTTCATAATCTATTTTTTTTAATTTTTAGTCATTTTGATAAATCCAATCATTCGTAGATTGTTCACTACTATAATCTTGAGTTGTTACTGATGTTATAGTATTTTCACTAACTAAATAAACTTCAACCGTATCATCCCCATTATAGTTCATAACAACAAATCTATCTTTAACACCATATATATCATCCCAACCATTAGTCCAAGTTGTTGTTTCACTGTTTAATAATGTTCCAGAAAAATTATACAATCTTATTTTAGTTACACCACCGTTAGTTTCATTATATACAAACATAAACTTGCTCTCACCAACTGAAATATCAAAATCATTATACTCAGGGAAACTAAACTCATTAGTTATTCCAGTTGATGTTAACACTCTAAAATCTAATTGGTCGGTGTTATATAAAACCATTGCACCATTGTACCTACCTGTATCTGAGGAATATTGGTTTGTTGAATTTAAATTATTATAATAATCTGTTGAGGTAAATCCTGTACTACCACTATATACATAAAATCCAAGGTCACCATCCGTTCTGATTGCAAGATAGGCGGTTTCACCAAAAGAATACATACTTGATGCATATGGTGAGATTAAACCGTAATCGTTTATTTCATCAATTACAACGCCCAATTCGTTAATTAATTTGTAAGTTACATTGTTATTACTGTTTGTAAAAATTTGTACAGCCGTTCTATTACCCAATGAATTCCAGTTCACACTAGTGACACCAGATACACTAACATTCATACTTTCTATACGAGTACTACCGGACATAATGGTTAACATAGATACAATACCATCACCATTTACACACGGTGTTCTGTAAATGTCACTTAATTGACCCCAAGTATTAATTGTTTTTGGTTCGTTGTTTGCGAATGTATATGTACTAAATGATGTTTGATTATTAAACATATACATAATGTCACAGTATGTAACATCTGAACCAAAATTATTCCAATTATCAGTGTCATAAAAAGTTATTACAACACCACCATCATTTCCATCACTATCTGGATATAAACCAGAATCTCCATCTATATTGTTTTCTGTATATCCTGTACCTCTAGCGTGTGATGTTTCAATTAAGTTTGATGTGTTACCATTATAACTTATTATTTTATATGGTGTGTCTACATTACCATTATCATAGAGTAATATAGTATATTTGTTTGTTCCGTGAAATTGGTCATTATAATCGTCATATGTGGTACCAGTTAATGAAACTGTCTCTAAAATGGTTCCACTAGTGTCATATATTTCAAAATTAGTGTACACGTTTGAGGAACCTTGAGTTTCAGTTAAAACAACAATAAAATCAGATGAATTTGTCATTTTATGTCTAATGTATGTCCCATCGGTCCAAGTTTTAAATAAAGTTGTTGTACCGTCAGTTGGATTAACTATGTGTGACGTACCTGGTCCATTGTATGTCCATCCACTTAAAGGTTCAACTTCCCATTTTTCGATAATCATTGTACCATCAGACGTGGTTGCATTATAATTCCACTCAATATCAATACTATATAATGCTGGGTCCCAAGTGTATGTGAATACTTCCACACCGTTTGAGTAAGTTAACACACCATTATCTTCATCTTCAAATGTAACCCACTTACCATCTAAATCGTCACCACTATAACCATTAGTTGTACCACT